ATTCGGGCATTTTTTACCCATAAAAAATGCCCCTCCGGAGAGGGGCATTTTTGCATGCACATTCTTTTTCTTGCATGGTGCCGGGTGCCTCCCGGTGAATTCAGTATCAGCACCTGAATCCGCGATTACCCCATATACCTGGTTGCTGATTGCCCCTCCGCACAGGGGGATTCACCATGCCAGTTTCTTTTAACAAACTCCCCGCAAACCAGACAACAGTCAACCGCCTGAATTGTGAGACATTTAAAAAAAAGGCCCGCAAAAGCGAGCCAGGGAAAATAAGTGTGGCGCGTTGTACTGGATTCGAACCAGCGACCTGGCGATTATGCGTCGCTCGCTCTCACCACTGAGCTAAAGGGCCGGGAGCAGAATAATAACTGTCCGTAATTAATTCCGAAATAAAAAACCCGCTCAGTGGCGGGTTGCTATCACAGCTATATATTTACTTATTATGCCGTTACTAACATTTATCTTCGGCATATAATCGAAAACAAGGTTTGCTTAAAACTCTGCTTTCATTTTATCCGGGAATTTTTTATTTGCAGCATAATAACTACCAAGTATATAAGCGTTCATTTGCTGCTCTACATCAACCCGACATGCAGCACTAGAACAAGCACCACTGATAAGCCCAAAAGAACTCCCTTTAGCAGAGAGATCAGCTTTAATTTCCTCTACAGTGTTTTTCCCCATAGCAACTACACACCCTGTAACAATATATCTAGCCTTCACATCATCCATGCTAAGGATAGTGGTTTTCGCAATTTTGCTGTATCCATCATTTTTATAAACATCCATGGCAAACGCACGGCAATCTGTATAATACGGACTTGCTTTAACTTGCGAATACTCAGGTAATTTCATACCTGCACAACCAACTAAACAAAAACCTATCGCTGCTATTAATACCTTTTTCATTACACTCATAACCTAGAAGCATCATTGAAACTAATTTATTAAATATTCATCGAGTTTCTGGAATACAGACGTTACCCATCTCTCCAAAATCTAAAAGATAATAAGAAAAAATGTTTAACGTACCAATCCATTTCATAGTTTCATGAGACATCAGGCACAAAAAAACCCGCTCAGCGGCGGGTTCTTAAATCTTATCAACGGTAGACATACAAAGCCCATCGTTGGGAAAATCTTATCCATATTTTTTGAAAAATGCAAGCATCATGTCGCCATCTTCGGCGAAAATCATTTATCTTGTCACTTTTCTCAATTGTGTCTCTGCATATGCTTCTTCCTGCCAGCACTTTGTAACCAGTTTATCAATGATATCTGCATATCCTTTGTACCACTGATAATCCGTCAGGGCAGGTACCAGCTTCTGGACATGATGCCGCGCCAGTGTGGTTGGTAAACGGCTAAACCGGTTACCATTGCAACGCCCACAAATCTTATAAACAGGCGTACCATGAAGCCGGGTTCTTTTTTCATCCAGGACAATACCTTTACCCTTACACCCTCTGCACGCTGTGCTGACTTCTCCCTTACCATGACAATGCTGACATAGTTCCTTCACCCACTCTTCCTTGATAACAGATTCCCCGCTTCTGGAGTGTTTCACCACCTCGCGCAATACATTATGAAATCCAGTACCAGCACAATGCTCACAGCGAGCCTTACTTGCCGCAGACCTGGAATAATCAGCAAAGGCAAAATTCACAAGGTAAGGGATGATCTGTAACCGGGTTTCTTCACTCAATTTATTCAATGTCGGGTTATCCAGTGCCATCGCGTAATTGAGCAGACCTTCAATCGCAAACTGAGGATCCTGAACACCAACTTTTGCCAGGAATAAGGCAAAACCCAGTGGTGCTTTCGACTGCACCATCCCCTGCGCAGCAATTACATCCGTAATTGTTAAACCACCAGAGCCTGTCGCCGGTGCGTCATCACTCAGTTTTGGAGATTTTGGGGAGTAATATTTTGGTAAGGCTTCAAGGTTCATGCTCGTTCTCCACTTACGCCAGTACGCCTATTGCCAGCGCACGATCGATAAAACGAAATATCAGCTCCAGCTGGGAGCCATACTTCTCTTCAAATGCCACGGTATCCGCATGCAGCTCGTCGTGATGCTTTCTGCACAAAGGCAACACAAAAAGGTCATGCGCGTTTGTTCCCATTCCACCCTGACCGTGACCTATCAGGTGGTGGGGATCATCAGCGGGCTTTCCACAACATGCACACGGCTGTGTCTTAACCCAGCGCGTGTACTTTTCATTAACCCAGCGGCGACGTTTTGGGCGTAACATAAAAGACTCCGGCGACTCCGGATCCACTTTCAGCGCCAGCACCTTTTTCGCCTTATCCTGGATGATGCTGGTGGCAGGAACCGAAGGCACAAGGTCACTTTCCCGGGTAACAGACGGCACAACAGGCTTCGGTAATCTCAGTGCCTTACGGGCTGCACTTTCCGGTAAGGCATCCGCCAGATCATTACGAATCAGCCACCAGCACAGTTCCGGCATTGTCACAACGTGACTGTCATCAAAACCGAGATCCCGACGCACAACAGACAACACCCAGCGGGCACAGTTATCCGTTGCCATTGATTCCAGCCGTTCCGTGAACTGATCGCGCAGCTGGTTATCGCAGTGCCAGCACAGACGGATTGCACCCGGAGCGTGTCGCATTGTGGTCATGTTCTCGCTGTGCCAGTCGGAATGAGGCCACTGGCAGCCTTTTTCACGAAGTAACCAGCTTTCAAGACATTCCACGCCACCAGCACGACGGATCACTGCCTCATTGCGGAACACGGCCCGAACGGCAGGATCATCCGCCAGCGGTTGTGATGCCGCCGGAACGGCACCACTGGCGAAAGATGAATAACGCTCCGGCTCAGGCTCCAGCAGGACACGCCCCTGCATAAACAGGGGCATCAGCTCTGAACCTGGCCTGAACAATACGATCCCCATACGCGGGGCAATTTCAGGGGTCAGTAGTGCTCTCACGGTCACCTCAATGAACGGTATCGAGCAGCTTTAACAGCTCAGGGAATCGGGATTCGAAGAAATGCGGCTGCGTCTCGCGCGGATTTGCGGGACTGGTGATGTTCTTGCCGAACATGCAGCCTTTCGCTGTCAGCGACCAGAATTTTTTGATGTTGTTAATCGCGGTACGACTGTATCGTTCGCGCTGCTCGACGATCCCCAGTTTCACCATCTGGTGATATGCCTGATTAGCCGTCAGGCGTATACCATACTGTTTCAGCAGTGCACTCAGTGACAGTGTCGGGCGACTTGAGCCATCGTGTGCATCAGCAGGAGCATCAATGGCATAGCGCGGTGCCAGATTCGGTAAGCCAACAGCCTCCTGGAGTTTCTGACAGGCACCAAGCACAGATGAGTTAGACAGGTTTAACTCCCGACGCATAAAGTCCAGCAGAATCACACCAGCCTGCATCTTGTCAGCAGCCTGTCCGGATAATTTTTCCGGTGCGCTGGTTACCATGTCGAAAGTACGGATCACCTTAAGATGGAATGACGGGCTTATCCACATTGCATAGGCATACACCAGTTCTTTGCAGACATACGTTCCCCGTTCATTTCCCCCATGAATCACACTCACCGGGTCAACACCCAAATTCTGGGTGTTGGTCAATTCATGAACAAGTTCAACAGTTTGTTGGCTGGAAAGAAACTTTCCTGGCTCCTTGGTTCTGGCATTTGCACCAGATGCTACTGCTGCGCGATGTAGATCGTTCAGGCTGTAACGCCCATAAACATCACGACGAACTTCAATACCATCAATGACCATCAGATTATTCATACTTCGTTTCTCCTCTTGATCAGGCGGCTGCACCCGCCGTTTTCTCGTACTTACTGATAGTGATCTCGACCTTCCCTTTCGGGATAACCGGTCCCCACTCCACCAGCATTCTTTTCACCTGACTGTCGTCTTCCCACACACCCGCGTGGGTCAGGGCGTCAAACAGCGCCTTGTTATAGTTGTCCAGATCGCGGATCCTGTTATCCGGAGGAAACAACACGATCTCCACTGAAGCAGGTGCCGACGTTGGTTTCGGCAGACGACGTAACTGCTCAATGATGGCGGCACACGCCGCGCTCTGAAATTTTCGCCCCGCCTCGCTTATCAGGCTCTTACCAGCAAATGCCCCTTTGTTGGGGTGTCGCCAGTACGTGTTCACGCTGGGCGGAAAAGGCAGTATTAGCTTCATGCCACCATCTCCCTGACCAGTTTTTCCGCCTGCTGGCGAACCTGCGCCAGAAACGCCTCACCACATGCCTCAAGTTCATCGCGCCCGATGTAGCTGATTGCCGGTCCCTTCCAGGTCTTATCGAAAACAGCAATAGCACCAGCGAAGAAAGCGCCTGTCGGCACCTGCTTCTCATCCTTCGGGATAAACCAGGCAGGCAGTTCAAAACCAATACGCCCGCGAATAAAAGTAATATGGTCCGCATCTTCCGGCCACCACACTTCGCTGGTGGCAGCTTTGATCAGGAAAACATAGCGCCCACCCTTATCACGCATGGCACTGGCATGTTTCATGATGTAACGCATGCCGGTGATGTATTGCCCCTCATGCTGACTGGCGCGGCTGTATGGGGGATTACCAAAGGCAGCACCTTTAAGCTCCGCAAGACGTTCTGACCAGTCATGCGCCAGCGCGTTATCTTCCGCCGTGTAATACGCGGCACATTTGGCGTTATCACCGTCAGTAAACAGATCCAGAACAAACGGGCCAAACAGGGTGTTAATTCCCCAGAAAATGTTGTCCGGCGTGCGCCACTGATCGCCCACTTCCTTCAGTTCATGGGCTGGTTTGTTCCGCAGTTCTACCAGCGCCTGGCAATATTTATTATTCATTAAGCCCCCACGTAAAAAGCATCCGCAATGTCTCCGGAAGTACACCCCGGATGGGCTTCAATGAATTTCTGAACTTCATTCAAAAGACTCATGATCACCCCCTGAATCCTTCCGGGATCTGGCTGTAGTCCACGTTGTCGTAACTGGCTTTGAAGTACGGGTCCTCGCGTCTGACTGCAGATACCGCAGGAACTTCCCAGGATTCTTCGAAATGACGATCCGGGCCAAAGAACGTGACAGCCTGTTTCACAAATTGTGTGCCGCTGTTACCCATCGCAGATACCCAGCCCGCGTAGCGTTTCACACCTTCCAGCATGGTTTCGGGGTTTACCCCCTCATTCAAACGGGCTTTCCAGGCTTTGAAGGCTGCAGATTTTGAATTGCCACCAGCACGTTTTGGATAGGCCAGCCATGCCTGCTCAAACTCCGGAGAGTATTCCGGTCGGTTTGAACGAACTCGCACAGACTCATCAGCAGATGCACCAACAGCTATTGGTTCATTGACTGATTCTTTGACTGGTTCAAAAGAGTGACTGGTTCTGGGTGAATCTCCTGCACTACCCCCTGGTGCAACTCCTGCACTACCTGGTGAATTTGCTGCACCAGATAGTGAATTATTTGCACTACCCCCTAGTGAATCTCCTGCACCATCCAGATGAAGGAGATAGATATTACTTGAGTTACCTTTTTCACCTTTCCGGGTGACTTTTTTTACCAGCCCGGACTCACAAAGGGCCGCAATATGATTCATCACAGAACGTTTGCTAATCTCGCACTGGTCAGCAATATGCTGGTAGCTGGGCCAGCACTCACCCTGATCGCTGGCATTATCAGCCAGCTTGATCAGAACCAGTTTTCGCAATGGATTACCCACTCGAATTTTCATCGCTTTAACCATCAGCTCCATACTCATGCTGCACCTCCGAGATGCTTCATGTTTTTTCCGGAGCGAAAGGCTATAAGCGGCATACTGACGCGGTAATTACGGCCCAGCGGTTCACAAATCACCTTCTGACATTCACGGTCCACCAGGCTAACACGTAGAACATGCCCTGCAGGCGTGGTGTACCACTGACCGGGGCGAGGACAACGGAAAGTCTGATTGGTAAATCGTTTGAAAATATTCCGGATCATTTGCGCCCCCTTACCTCTGAAGAGTTCAGCGACGAATGAATAAGACGGGCAAGAAACGCCGCATCGTTAATTCGGTCATACAGACTTACAGCCAGCGGTGATTCAGCTTTTTCCAGCATGGGATAAAGCTGCTGCAACCAGACCTGATGAATTGATGAAATGTAGGAATAGAGAACGCTGGCGTTATGTGCAACGTCGCTCGGTACAGAGGGCTTTGAAAGCTGTTTCTCCATCTGGTTAAAGGCATTGATGTATGCCTCTTTGAACTGGGCAGCACGTTTACCCGTGAAGCCCATGGCAAGAAACGCAAAACCGTCGCGGGTGATTTGGTAACAAGGGAGTTTGCGGCCTGTGCAATCGGTGTAATCACTGGGCTGAAAATTCAGCTCAGTGAATTCAACAGAGCACTCAAGCGTCTGGATTTTTTGAATAACGTTTTTGTGCTGCTTGCAGAAATATTCGGCAACGGCCAAAGAAGAGGTAACAGCCTTCCCATGGATAACATCAATTTTAGGGTGAGTTTGGGTAGGGGTGGTTGCCATAGTGACATCCTCATGTGCGAATTTTGAAAACTCACCACATGGGACGCCAATCACAGAGGTGGTGAGACGTACAGGGTTGGCGTAACCGGTCGCACATGACCCCGGCGCATCTTTCGATGCCCCTGCACGCCCCACCATAATTTGGATGTGAGGAAACGTGCGCAAAAAAACCGCTGAAGCGCGGTTATGCGCATGTGCGAATTTCAGGACGCCAATCCCGGCACCCGCTTTATAAGGTGCCTGAGCAGTGTAACGTCCCGGAATTGCAGAATCAATATGCTGGTGGTCCTTCACACTCAACAAAATCACGCCTGAATTTCCACAAAGGACTAAAGCACTCATGCGGGTAGTCTTTGCGAAGATAGATAACGCGCTGTGTTTCTGGCTCCCAACGAATAACATGGACATAAAGCCCTCTTCCGTCACGAAACCAGCGGTTAAGTTCCTGCACAACTCGCCCCCCACAGTCAGGTAAAGTTCTCTGTGGTTACTTACAGCCTGGTGATTTGGTAATCTGCATTCATGCCGTAACAACAGGTGTTCAGAGACGCTGACCACCAGCTGTTGCGACAAACGGTTATTTGCCGTTAAACTGTTCATGCGTTAGTTTCTCCACAACCAGAAGCAATCGACGCCACGACGCCCGGAGCTGCACACTCGCGGGCGTTACTCTTTTCCGGCGCACAAAAAACACGAAATAACAGTGTTAAATGCTCCTGCCACTTCGCCATTACTTGGTAGCTGTTCTCTTCGATTTGCTCACGCTCAGCCTGGTCAATAACTCCATCAGCAGTTGCCTTGCGTAAGTACTGGGAATGCTTGCCAATCCATTCTATTGACTCCATCAGCCGCTGATTAATGTCACCATTGTCAATGTCATCAATGACCACCAGCGGCACAAACACCCCATTACTACGACGGGCTATTGCATCTGTTACATGCCTGGTACCACTGGCATCCTGTAAAACCATGGCCCACTCAAGTGGAAAAATTTGATCCCCACCGCTACGCAGTCTGTTATGCAATTGATCTTTTGCTGGGGTGATATCATCAGATTTATACAAACCAAGAATTTCTGCTGCTTCCTCATAGCCATGAGGTAAATCAGCAATCGTTCTTCGTATTGCTGCCACCAGCCATGCTGGTTGTTTATCAACTTTCCATTCAGGTTCTTTACCCACGGTTAATTCCTCATTTCTGTGGTGTTTTTATGCCGCAGCACTGTTAGTCTTTTGATATAAAGACACGTCAACTTTCAGTTTCCCGTTAGTAATTTTTTCTAACTGGTACGCTCGGCCTTCAGGAATAATCTCAGGCCACTCTGAAACAGACGGATGCTTAATACCTAGGGCTTCGGCGGTTTTACAAACTCCGCCGAAATAATTAATCACGTCGGATTTCCGCATTTCTGTCTCCCGTTAAATTACGTTAAGCAGAAATGTAGGATATCCAACATGCCAATGTCAAGAATCCTACATGGGCATGTGGTAGGATTGCCTACATGATGAACATGAGTGATCGTATTCGCCAAAGGCGAAAAGAACTGAACCTGACACAACAAGCACTGGCTGATTTGACTGGTGTGAACCGTGTCACGGTTACTGGATGGGAAAAGGACGACTACCAACCAAATGGAGCCAACCTTCAAGCCCTAGCCAACGCACTTAAATGCGATCCTCTGTGGCTTGTTAGCGGAAAAGGCTCGCCTGAACCAAAGATAAATCTAAAACCTGAAATATTCGCAGTTAAAAAAGTCCCCCTCATCTCGTGGGTTCAGGCGGGTTCATGGACAATGACGGAGCCTGGTGTCAGGAAAGAAGATGCTGAAGAGTGGGTTTATACTACCGCCCTTGTATCAGAAATGGCATTTGCACTACGGGTCCGTGGTGATTCAATGACCAATCCCCTCGGCTCACCATCGATACCAGAAGGTTCTATCGTTATCGTAGAGCCAGATATTATTGATACAGAGTGTATTAACGGAAAAATCGTTGTTGCCCATATCAATGGTGGGCAAGAAGCGACACTCAAAAAATTTGTTGAGGACTGGCCGAACAGGTATCTCGTCCCACTAAATCCTAACTATAAAACTATTGAATGCGGTGAGAACTGCAGAATAGTTGGTCTTGTCAAACAAGTAATAATGGATTTTTGACACATCTTCCTCACTATCGCAAAACCGGGGTATCCCCGGTTTTTTTATGAGCCTATCTTTTTATGTAGGATATCCAACATAAACTCTTGACACTCACATGTTGGATATCCTACATTTGTTTTTAGAGTTGTGGTGAATGCGCAGGCTGATGCGCGAAAGACATTGCAGCTATTGCGGAAAAGAGCTGTTCGGCGGGGCAATTAAATGCCCGTGAGAGTCTGAAATAACCGCAAGCCGGAGATCATCACCGATCACCACAACAGCCACTGCTTTGGCGGTACCAGTTTGTACACTTGCTTCCGGCTGGTACCGCTCTTTTTACAAAACAGAGAAGAGCATCACCGGACGACGGGCTCATAACCCAATCCATCCGGGCGGCTGCCACCGCAGGTGTTCT